ATCAGAACGGCTGGCGGATTATTTAGTGTTGGACACTTCGACGCCAGATTTGCCGGAGGCAGCGGCATTGGCGTCACTGACACTGCTTTCGAGCAACCCGCGCAAAGCATCAGGAGCAGCGCAATCAGCAGCAACGGCAGGAGCCGTTTTGTATATTTCACGAATGGTGTTTGTTCGTTCTGTTGATACCACATTGGCTTGATCTCGTTCAAATTCGTAGGTTTGCGAAACATCATCTATTGCCTCTTGTTTTTTGACCCGTAGCTTCTCAGCTTTCTCCAGCGCCTTTGCAAAAGCTGCATCGCACTGCCAATCGCGCACTTTGTATCCAGAGGCTGCGCCAAGAATAAGAGCGCCGCCCAGAGCATACAGCATCATGGGGTTAGGAATTAAAGCCATGTTGCATACTTCCTAGTCTTTGCTTTGCGGTCATCCAGACCATGTGTACCACCATTTATGCGCTTTGTCAGCGCAAGGATTGCAGCATCGCCTGTGCCTTGATCGCAGATGCCCCACAGCCTGTTACGGTCAAAGAACCATAATGCGCTCTCAAAGCACAGTTCAGTGGCTACCAGATCGGGATTGTCCATAATGTCAGGGCGACGAACATAATTTGCAAACGCCTGGTAATTCGCCTTGCCCGTTAATTGGAGCGCCCCCCGCCCTTTGTACGCGAATCCTTCGCCAGACGCTTCATCACCATTGCCCATGCGATTTGCATATACCCGATTAGCGATTTTTTTTGGCTGTCGCTCATACGCCCTAGCAATTGCTTCATTCGGGAAATACTTACCAAAAGTACCGCGTAAACCTTTCGCGCTATAATTAAGGTTTTCGCTAAAAGCTTTGAAGCCGCCACTTTCATGCGCTGTTTGAGCAAAGAAATGCGCTGCCCGATCAGGTGACAACTTATAATAAGCCGCAGCTTTCTTAAATGTTCCCGGGCCGAACGCGCCATCTGCTGTTACTCCTATTTTCTGTTGAAGGTTTACAAGGCTCATTTATCGTCCTTCCGATTATTCCATAGCTCAAAGAGCGTCTTGATCTTCTCCTCCGCAACACCAAGCCGGACATCCATCTTAGCAAGGATAATTGTCAGAGTGATGAATGCAAGAACGATGGGCCAAAGCTGACCAATCATCTCAACGGTGGAGAGTTCTCCGGCCATTTACGCCTCCAAATTGCGCCAGTTGGGGAAGTCAGCCTCATCAACGACGCCATCGCTGTTAGTATCATAGCGAAGGTCGTTGCGATACATTTCCCAAGGAGCCATCTCATCATCTTCCAAGTCAACGATTGGTGCTGGTTCAGGCTCGACGGGTTCTTCCTTGTCACGGGCATTGGCATTAAGGCTCAAACCGCCCAGTAACCCGACAAACGCGCCTATGATTGTCTGGAAAGCGGGATTGACAATTTCAAGAACCGCTGCGCTATCTACAACATCGTTTGACACAAATAGGCCAACTACAAGCGCCAAGACAACAACAAGGATAACTGCCGACAATGTAATAATTGCCACGCGCACAACAAACTCAACGGTGTCGTTGACGCCATCTTGCTTGCTTTCAAAGCTGTTTAAAAAACTCATTCCAGTTTCCCTCATATTTCTTCCATAGCTTTATACATTTTTTCTATCTCGCGGTCCAGATACCACCGAGCTTTCTCTAAGTCCTCTATAGCATTATTTTTGAGTCCTGCCCTCCAAATATATTTGATGGCATTGCCAAGGCAGAAATTCATATGTTCAGTGATCTGGATGCACTGGATTCCAGATGGGTGGTCTTGGTAGTGCGGTGGGTTTATTGCGTCAGTCATATTATACATCCTCTAACATCTCAGTTGTAATCATTACACGCCCTACAGCGCCGTACTTTTTATGGTATGTTATAGCCCAGGCTGCACGATCTGCAATCCAGCCGCCACGCGCAGCATAGGCATCCCTAGCTGCCAGGGTTGGGTGCTGCACCACCGTAACGCCATTATATTCTTTCTCATCCCTGTGGTGACGGTGGCCGCAGTGTATCTCGCGCCGAATAGTGCGACCCCACTCTTGCGGAAACTGTGCCGCAAACAAAAGCGGTAGGGACTCGTTCTTAACTTTGTGACCGTGGTGAATGCCCAGCATGGTGCTGCCCCATTCAAGCACATAGAATGGCAACACGCTGTCATTGACAGTAACGCGAGGCTCTTCTTCGTAATGTACAGCAAACAGGTCTGACAGCCATCCAGCACTTTCCTCGTCGTGGTTACCCTCAGCGATAATCAAACGTACCTCTTGATGGCGGCTTAAAGAGATTGCCACCAATGAGCGGATGATTCGGATCGCGGAGCGCCGTATTTTAGGGAAGCGGCTGTCGGCATCCAGAACATGCTTTGATGCTGGTGTGATAGGTGTCTTGCCGTCAGTGTGGAGAAAGTCACCCTGGATGTTAAGCACAGCCGTGTGAGCCTTTGGGCTTTGATCTATCATCTGGGCCAGTGCCGCCAGAATTGTTTTCTCAGCGATGGCAATGCTCCAATCGCTGCCGCCTTCTTTATGCCACGCCAGCATACCAAGATGGTAGTCAGTAAAGGTGTAGAGGTTGCACAGATGCTCCTCAGAAGCCGCTGGAGCAGTAATAACGCTTGCTGGGTCTATTTCGTCCTTAAAGCCATCAATGGCCTCTTTCATGGCATCTACCAGAGCTTGGTGGCTTAGGGATGCCTTGACCCATTGTCCGGCTGGCTTGCCTTCTGCGTTGTAATAAGTCGAAACGCCCTTAGCGACATAGCCTTCTGGCACTGGTCGCGTAAAGTCATGGTCGGGGGCGTAACCGAATCTTGCGGCTTTTCTTTTGACAGCAATGTAGGCATCACTTGCGCCACCTATATTTATGCCTAGTTCGATAGATGCGGCTCTGGCGCTGCCAAGTCGATCTATGGCTTCAAGAACTTCCTTTTGGCGAGGTGTAGCATATTGATATAGGTTCTCGTCAATTTTAAATTGGACGGGCATTATTAATCCTAATCTTTTGGCAAACGCTCCCCTGAGAGCCTTGCTTCAAACCAATCGTAAATGCGTAGTGTCATCCAAAATATAGTCAACAGAGATGCCAATGGCGGCAGAAACTGCACCAAAGTACCGAAAGCAGCCGCAACCGCCAAACCATCAGCGATATGCTTCACGTTATCTCCCAAGTGATTTAGTATTGAATGTACGCTCATGGTGATACAACCCAGTTGATGTTGAAGTAATTAGCTTAATTCCTAATGTCGCGCAATGCTTGATGGTATTAAGTCATAATTTCTGTTCCTTTTAACTCACCTTTGTAAATTAGAAGGTCAAATACACAACTCCAGGATTGCCATTTTGTGGCGTCCCAGAAATGTCCGATTTGCCCGATGCATATCCACCAGGTAGTAAACTTTCTGGGTTTGGAGCGGTTGCGGCGCTCCCTGTGGTAAGGGTAGAGGAGGAGACAAGCGACGGGTTAAAGTAGCCACTGCCGCCAGCACCAGGTTTAGCATCTGAAGTGCCACCCCCACCACCGTAATAGCCGCCACCACCACCGCCGCCATCATCAGAGCCACTTGTGCGCGAGCCCGTGGCATTCCCGCCGGTAAGTTTAGCCCCGTTATAAGTGCCGCCAGCCGACTGTGAACCGCCCGTAGAAGCAGTACCAGTTGAATTCTGTCCGTTGGTTCCGCCACCGGCCCCCGCGCTTCCGGCGTACCCAGTACTCCCCCCACCAGCGCCAGCGATGAGCAAGATGTCACTATCGGACATACCCGTGCTGAATATAGCCTTAGAAAGCATAGTCATGCCCCCGCCACCCGCGCCGGATGCGTCACCCATAGTCCCAAACCCACCATTGGGCCATCCACCTAACCCGCCTGCACCGAAGCTGGCTGTAGCAGGGCCAAAACCGCCTTGACCTACATAGAGATAATATGTTGTACCTGGTTGAAGCGTTACAGTCCCTCTGGCATACCCACCAGCACCTGACGCTAGCGTTTGACTACCATAGGAGCCGTTACCCCCCGCCGCGCCCCATGCTCGAAAAGTAATGGTAACAGGTCCCCCAGTGACCGTGAGTGTGTTGGCTGTATTTGAGTTGTTGTAAACATAAGTGCCGCTTAAAATAGAAGCACCGTTAAGTATTACAGCGGGGGCAGCACCACTCAATCCAACCAATGCGCACATTATCCCAGTCATTAGGTGACCCCTGCGCCAGAGATGGCCCAAGTTGTAGCCGCAACCTTTACGCAAGTCGCAAGGCCATATTGAGCCAGTGTGCGTGAGCCAGTTGTGGCTGTACCAGCTAGGCGAAGTGTATCAGTCGTTATGCTGATCGTCTGGTTACTGCCGCTGTTGTTGAAGATAGATATTGCAGAGCCGATAGGGAACGCCACCGTTCCGTTTGCAGGAATTACCACGCCGCCTGTTGTGGTGTTAATCATTTTGCCTATGTCAGCCAGCGCCAGTGTGTAGGACGCTGTCTGGCTGTTTTGTGGCAGACCCTTGTAGCCAACTGCATCAACGAGGTCGGCAGATGTGATACCGCCTGTGCTGAGGATACGGAAGCGTTCTGTGGGGGCAGAAGCGCCGTCTGCTGTCGTGCTAAATACCAAACGACCCGGCATGTCATTGGTGCCGGGGGTAC